CCGCAGATTCTCGTGCAGTCCTCTGACTGAGACGGTTCAAGACCGGCCATAGAAAAGGCCGAGTCCGTCCAGAACATGCATGAGGTTAAGAGTGACCCATGAGAGTTTGAGACCCATCAGGATTCCACATGACGAAAGCACCGTATCACCATCCGGATAACGCAACCACTGCGGACCCAGCGAGTACCGAAGGATCTGCTTCTCCTTGAGAGAGAGAAGGCAGTCGACGCCGGACCAAAGGGCGAGAGCAAGGTCGTGGAAGATCCTGTCGGTGGCAGCCGTTAGATCGGCACTTACGTTGAATCTATCAGCGTACCACTTCATCGACTTGATCGCCCCTTCCCTGTCTCCCTTGAGGACTTGGCGTAAGCGTCTGTCGTTCTTCAGTACTCTGAACATCTTGAGCCGGAGAGACTCTGAGTTCAGGATCAGTCCAGGATGGGATCGTGTCACGCCTCGGTACTTGCAGCCTTTAGCAGTTACGAACATGACGTCGTTCACCGGAACGTCGAGCGACTCGCCGTTAAGATTCTTCTGTCGGCGAATACCATCGATGTCTCTGAGACGCTCGAGGTCAATGTCCTGAGGCGGAATGCATTCGTCAGATCCGCGTGTAAAGTTGAGGAAGTCTGTCCAGGAAGCGTCGATTACACCCTTGTGAGACAAGCGGTCAATCACTCCATCAGGGGCCCTACTCTTCGGGTCCTCTTGGATGCTTCGCTCCTGTAGCTACATCAGATAGCCGGACATTCCTCCCAATTCACCGTTCCGCTTGAGAATCAAGTTGGACGACTAGGTAAAACCGAAGATGTCGTCTTCAACCGGTTCGAGGAAGATATCTCTCTTCTTTTTGCTGAAGTATCTGTTGCTCCAAGCAGCGGCCTTTTGCAGAATATCCGCAGAGAGGTTTCCGTCGAAATGATGATCAAGTGGACGTCGGATCGGCTCAGTCTAATCGCTAGGCTCGTGAGAGCCCTCGGACGAAGTACTCGAAACGGTGTCAACGGTGGCTTCCTTATAAGGTATGAGCTTCTCTTTCTGAATTGTCTCACCGTCCTCCCAAGACAGGGTAAGGACGTGCAGCTTGCCTAGAGGCCCATATGTAATTGACTCCGTTCTTGTATAGCGAATGACGATGCCTGTGGAATTAGAGATAACGCATGGATATTCAAACACCATCGACGGTCCAGAGCGGTCTGCCAGGTCACACACTCTGCCATTAGGTTGGCTCTTGAGTGATCCAGTGACTGATGACTCTTCCGAACCCAAGGGCTCACTCACTCCTCGAGATGAGGCGATACGACCTTGTAAGTTCTCAGAGTTGTCACTCCTCGCAACAGACTGCTCCTCCCAGTCGACGTAGATAGGCTTGTAAAGCTCAGCGCATTTAGGCGCGGTAGTATATGCCATCTTATGTGATTGAAGGGCTTTCCTTTCATAGGCACAGAAGCCCTAGATTGTCCATGACGTCATGGGGGATCCCGATGCTCTACCGACACCTGACAACTACAAGAGGACTGCACTCTTAGACCAACCGTGCTGGAACTTCTTCTTCGTCGTCATGACATCGAAGACGTACGTTCGGCGGCCGGCATGAACAGTGGGTTTGACGCCACGATACGGGTTGAATGCAGTCTCTATAAGTTTTGGTATTGTCAGGGGTACGGGTTTGCCTTCCTACGCGATCTACCTACAATCATTTGCGAATGAGGTGATCTTCTTGATGACGTCGTTAAGAGGTTGACCGCGCGTGAGAGCGCGCATGAACATCTCCATGACGAAGTTCATCGCTCTACGTCCAACGTTCCAGTGATGCACAGCATGACGTACGGGTCTTGGAAGGAGCACTACGGTGGAGGCAAACGTCAGGTAAACCGCGGTTAAGGTTTCGAACAGTTACGGAATCTCGCGATTAGCCTGCTTGAGCCAAAGGGAAAGGGTCTCGTTCAGTTCAGCGTCGTCTTTGATCTGACCTCGGAGGGTATCTGCCTTCTTGAGGATAAATTTGCCAACAGAGTCGACAAGCGGGAAGCTTAGACGAGCTTTCGTGAACGAGCGAGTGAAGCGCGCGCGCACTTCGGAGAAGGGTATATCGTCTTCAATCATGTTTGCACATGAGAGAAGCCGATTGGCGACAGCCTTTCTAATGAAGCACAGACGTTGTTGAGTGGGATCGCTCACAACGCCGGACCGTACGAATTTCGTACGATCCTAGTGGGAGTTCTCAGAAATGGG